TGCTTGTGCAGCTCCAGCAGCAGTTTGTCCAATACCATTCAGAACAATTCTTGTAATATAACCAACATCGTCCATCGCGGTTTGAATAGACTCGATGCTGGTATCCATGATCTCGTCTTCGTACTCAAAGAGTTCGCAAGACAGTTCGTAGATATAGTTCTTTCCTAGTTGATAGAAAGGATTCTCAAACTCAACATGTTTGATCTCAAACAATCTCTCTCCCAGTGGGAAGAAGATTAGATCACCCTCTCTGGGACGACCATCGATGATATACTCACTGTCGGATCCAGTCTCTAAGAACTCTCCAATGAAGTTATCAAACCTCTCTTTGGAGAGTGTCAGAGAAACTTCGTTTGTAGACTTGAGACCAAACTTTGTGAGAATATCAGAGTTCCTACCATATCCCTCAAAATTATTAATATATGCTTCGATGATAAAGTTATCATCAAACTTGGACATTGAAATCTCTTTCAAGATGTCCGTCTGGTCTACAATTTTTCTGGGAAGGTAATATACATCGACGCCATAAATCTTCAGTTGCTCATTAATGAGATCCTGTACTAGGAACTGCTCATTCGCAGTTCCCTGAAGAAAGAACGGGTTCAGTGCCATTATCCAATGTCATCCATGGGTGGGAGTTCGTATGTGGACTGGAACTCGCTCATGAGAGCATTAATTTCAGTCACTGCATCGTCATATAGTTGACGCCCATTGAGTTCAATACCGCCAGGCAGTTTGACTCCTTGGAACTTGATAAGATTCTGACCCCACTGACGCTTAATCAATTGAGTAACATATCTCTTCAACCAACCATCATTATATATTTTACTAAAGTCAGCCGGATCTACTGCTCTGTAGCAATCTAGAACAATGTATGTTCCAGCAGCTGCAGCCGCCCAATCCATGTCTAGATAGAGTCTACCCTGACGAACATTGAATCTCAAGTGACGATCTGGTGTCAAGAGATGATCAATGTCTGAAATATATGACTTGATCATTGAATACTGAAGAAGTTCAACACTATTAAAAGTGTAAAGATCGTTCAGGAATAATTGGTATTTGATACTGAACATGCCAGAGTTAATTACACTGGCATCAAACTTGAATACTCTTACGACACTTTGAACTGCATCTGGAACTTGTAAGAAGTTTCCATTTTCGTAGTAAGAAAAAGTGGAAGAGATTCCAGCAATGGTTGCCGAAGTGGTATGAGTTGTAATACCAGCCGCTCCAGGACCACCTGCTCTACCTCTATCAATATCGTCTTGACTTACGATGTACTTGAGATAAGCTCTCTCAACACCATTGTAATGTCTCTCGTTGAAGAACTGAATGGCATCATCAACGATGTCATCCAGTTGCTCATCAGCGACGTTAATCTCTAATACGGGAGCACCTAGTTGTCTAAGAGAATAATCAATTAACTCTTGTTTTGTTGTTGGCTTTGCCATTCTTCACCTCTCTTAGAATGTACCAGCATCAAGCGTATCAGTCCAGATGGGAATGCCGTCAGTACCGGTAGTCAAGACGTAGTTGGAAGTCGAAATGCCGCTATCTGTAGCAACACCAGATTTGACCAATCCAGTGCTATCGAAGTATGCAACACCGTTGGGACCATCGTAAGGATTCTCACCATCTGGTTGATAGTAGATACCAGCGATATCCAGGAAACCTCTGACGCCAGTAAAGCTGTTACCTGTTACTTCTGCGTTAGGAATGTAGGCCCAAAGTGTAGTCGTGCTAATCGTACCACCACTTTCATCAGCGATAGCACCGAAGTAACCACGACTTGTTACAGCGGTTGTTCCGACACCAGCAGAAATATATTCAAATTCAATACCTCTGTCTGCCGTATCTGCTCTACCTTGTGCAAAGGTTACAGTTGCACCAGCAGCAACGACTGCATCAGTTGGGGTATTGATTATAACAACATTAGTTGCTGTGTTTACAGAGTAAACAGTGGTATTGGTGACAATACCAGCAGCACTTACAACGTCATCTGTGTTAACACCTACAACGTTATCGAATGTGATAGATGTGGTACCAAGAGAAACTTCATTCTCGACAGTCTTCTCTGTTGATGTATCACCCAATCTGATAACAGGATCATTAACGGTAACTGTGGTTGCGTTCTCGGAAATCGTAGAACCATCAACCTGCAGGTCACCCTTAATAACAACAATACCATCAGCACTCAGAGCACCAGGATGTGGATCCAGGTACAAGATACCAGTTGTATTCTTGGTCGCGATGACATTATCATTGATGATGATATCATCAACTTCTAACTGACCTGTAATGGTGGCAACACCAGACATGGTTGCGCCACTTGCGAAACTGGTCAAACCAGTAACTGTCAGATCGTCATCAACAACAACTAAGTTTTCATATGCAGTCAGGAACAGTTCACCTGCTCTTGTGGTGATGACTGTTGTATTTGCTGCACCAATGGTAACATCATTGATATAAGCGTTAGCAAACGCTCTACCAGAAGTACCAATGTAAGCTCCTTTGTCCGTATCTGGAATCATTCCAGTATTGAACATCACCTCACCGTTAAAGGTGGAGATGCCGGAAACTTGGAGAGCTGTATTCAGATAAGTCTGATCACCTTCTACTCTCAATCCATCGTTGATGGTTGCCTGGTCATCGATGATGACAATACCACCAGCCGAGTCAAGAGTTAAGTTACCACTCTCTGTATCAATCTCATTAGTACCACTTACAGCAATCTGAATATTGTCTGCTCGCAGTTCATCAATCTTTTTGTTTGCGTCTACAACGATCGCTTGGTTCGCAATCAGCGTCCCATGCAGCGCTGTGTTGGCAGGTAGAAGGTCTGTATAGTATTCACCACCGATCGGGATAGGAGCGTCTCCTGTGCCGTCTGGGTGACCAATATACAGTTTCTTGTATGTCTTTCCTGATCCTACGTTACTACTGTCGTAAACGTAGATAAGTTCACCTTGCGCGGTACCTTCACCGCTAGGTGCTAGATCGGGTACGCTAGATCCTAGCGTCCTCCTAATTTTAATAATCGACGCCATGTCTAAAAGGTTCCTCCGTTGATGGTCATGTTCCTAGTGTTACCAACGGTGATTTCCGCTGACGATTTCCACTTTGCTGTAGATGCGTCATAAACAAGAACCATACCATCTGCCAAACCATTGGATGTAATATCAACATCGGACAGGGTTCGGATCGAGCCGCCTCCGCCGCCTCCTCCGCCGCCTGAACCAAGCGTGGTGGATCTGACTTTAATGGCGTTGGTAGATCCGAGTCTTACAGAGTAGTTCGTCATATATCTACCTAAAATCTGGTTGCACTAGGTCGAACTATCGCACTGCCTTCCACAACCCTCGTTGTATAATTCGGGGGATCGGAAGATATGGGCGATAAAATGATTACATCATAGACATGTCGGCCTGCTTTAATAGCAGCGGTTTCCTCGTGAGAAAGGGCGATAGTGATCACACCATTCAAAGGATCGGAAACTGTAGTAGTAAAGGATGTAAATCCAGTGCTGGAATACGTCTTTCTCAACCGTGCAGATGCAGCATACCCTACCAAGCTTAACGGAGAATTAGTGCCAGGGTCTTCAATATTAAAGGATACCTTAAAATTAGCGCCTTGCTCAATATTAAGGTTGGCGACGTATACAGCCATTACTACTAGTCAAACCAAGTTTGAACTATTTATTCAAAACCTGATATAACAGTTCTTTTAACTCGCTAATTTCTCCTTTTAAAGACTCAATTTCTGCCTTGTCAGCACGTTTTTGATCTCTATTCCTGATGTAGTCTTCATACTCTGTTTTATTAGTATTAACTACGGCTCCAGTCTTGGTATCTTTTTTCAGGTCGGGTTTACCCTCGACCTGAGCTCTGTTGCCGTAGTGATATTCAAGAAGCAGTGAATGTGGATTAATCGTCATGCCAGTGCAATTACTCTAAGGTCTTGGAGTGAAGGAGGTGTGGATTCGTTTGTACCAGAGAAATCAATCTTGATTTGGAAAGCGTTGAACTTATCAAGACCATCTGCTGTATAAACATGCTCAAGGAATTCATTACCAAAGGCAGGAGCAATTCTGGTATCAGGGGTTCCATCGGGAAGACCGACAGAGAATCCAGGGAACAATTCAAATGTGGGATCAGTTTCTCCAGAATCTGTTCTGAAGAGTCTGTAGAGAACTCTAACATCGCTACTCTGAGGTCTGTTGACACCCGCAAGAACCTTCAGTGAGGTTGCAGGATTATCAAGTTCAATCCTTGGGCCAATGTAGACACTTGCGTGAGGATCATTGGATACGCTGTTGACTCTTCCATCGATGGAGTAATCTCCAACAGGAGCGTCAATTCTATTTCTCTGAAGAACAATACTTGTAATATCAGTTCTTACCTGAGGAGAATAGTAAGGATTAAGACTCTCAAGGTTTAATGCGAGAGTGAAGGATCTGCTCTTAGGTAGTTCAGCCAGATATGTTGTCTCGTTAACTCTACCAGCAACGATACGAGGATCGGAGAAGAAGTTAACTTCATTGAGTTGGATAGGTTCAAATCCTTGATCTACGAAGGATGCCTCTGTTCCACTCTGACTGGTACCAGAAGTAGTTCTGACACTTGCACTAATTGAAGTTCCATCACCAGGAGTGGTGAACACCATGTTGGGAACCATGGAACTGAACTGGATGTTTTTGGAAGCCCAAGAACCATTTCCACCAGCAGTCTTCTCATCAGCAAAGGACAATTGCTCTTCGCCAGTCTTTCTTCCAGCAGGTCTATCGACCTCCAGGTAATACTTGTCAAATGTCTTCAGACCTTGCAGTCCAGCGTCTGTAGGCATCTTATGATCAGTGTTAATTCTGGTCAGCGAAACGCCATTGAGTTCATACTTGTAGACATCAGCACCAGCAGAGTGTGTCTGAACGGTTGTATTATCTACACCTCTGGTTGCAATACCAAGGTTTCCAGCACCAATGCTGTCATAGTAGATGATCTCAGATCCAACCTTCAGATATCCTCTGAATGTTGTGAGTCCTTCAAACTCAGTGAAGGTAGCAGTGCTTGCAACAGAGATTGCAGTGGCACTTACGGAAAGATCACTCTGCAGTTTGATAGGATCTGTATCAGGTTGAAGTCCTCTGATAGAAACATGGTTTGCAGAAGTTACATTACCATGAGAATCACTGTCGATTTCAAAGACATTCCCTTCATTCAAGTTCGATGTCAAAGAAGAGCTTCTAATCAGGATGTTGGTGATAGCGACACCAACTTCTCCAGAATCAGGATACCAGTAAAGATTCTGAGTTTCTGTAAACTGCTCACCTTGTACATTAGTCGCGTAGATGGTATCGGAGTTGTAGATGGCAGAGATCGTTACCTGACCACCACTACCACGTCCACCAACCATTGATGTTGTAATAGCAACGGTATCGCCAACAACATAACCATTACCAGTAGCAGCAGCGGAGACTGTAGCACCGCTAACCTGACCGTTTGATACAACGATCGATGCAGTAGCTCCTGTTCCACCTCCAGACTCATTGATCAGAGTTACATTGTTGTAAGTTCCATTAGTATAGTTTGTACCAACTCCACTTACAGACAGTGTTTCAATAGGACCACCAAATTGCTCAATGAATCCAGTGATATCTGTACTTACACCAGTGGTTCCAACCTTTTGACCGATGCGCAGAATATTATTAATTGCATCATCTTCGATTGTTGTAATACCAACAGTCAGTTTTCTGGGAAGAGTGGTAACAGAATTGTTTTGCAATCCTTCAATGATGTTGGACTCTTCATCAATAATTGGGTTATAGAAGAATACAGATCCTTTCTGGGAAGTAAACTTAGCTCTGTTTACTCTGAATGCCATATCTTCATACTGAGATGCAGTCCAGATAGATCCATTTTGAGACTTAAACAGAGATCCAGCACCATACTGTCTAGCATAGATGACACCCTCAACATTAGGTAGGGTTGTCGTATTGACAGTCTTTTCACCCATTCTTGCGACCCAGGCTTCATATTGGTCCGAAGAAGGACACAGGAGGACGATAGCGTACTCTGTATTGGGTTCTACAAAGATTGGTGATGGGAATGTAACCCTAGTGGGTACATCGGCAGTTCTAGAGGTGTTTACCTGGTCTGGTTCGAGAGTAATCTTAGAATCATCAGAAACCAAAGTTGTTGTGGGAGTTCCCAGTTCCATGGTTCTCAACTGAATCTCCAGAGGAGAAGCAGTATCCTTGTTACCCATGAAGATATCTACAGAAGTGATAAATCCACCTGTAGAATCTGTAGTAAAGGACTGTGCCAGAGGATCATAGAAAGTAACAGAACTTGTGGTTACCGTTCTGATAATACCAGTTGCTCTGTAGGTAGTTTCTGCAGAACTGATCAGCAGACTTCCGGGGAGAGGCTCTGCGTTGGTAGAGCTGGAAGTCATCTTATAAGTCTTAGTTCCTGTTGGGAATCTGAGAGCAGGTGCAGGTGTGCTGTTTGGATTTCTGAAGAAGAATGATCCAATAACAGTACCCCAGTTATCAGTTACCAGACGACTATCATCGATAGTTGCTTGTGCCTGACTTGTTCTACCAATGAGTCTACCACCAGGAGTGATGAATCCAGAGTAAGATCCACCAGCCTGTGCTGCAAGAGCATCAATGTCAACATTAAGTAGGACAGAAGAACTATTGTAAGAATCGAGAGCACTCATCAGGAGTGTTCTGTCGTAAGGACTTACTTGATACTTTCTGGTTGGATTATTGAAAGGACCTTCCTTATGGTTTTGTTGTGCTACTCTGAAACTAATTGTTCTATTTCCTGCAGAGTCGAAACCATCAACGGTTTCTCCAACAACAAAGGTTCCAGATACAGGAGTAACCTCAATCAGTTTTGGAATCCAATCGATACCACCAACCCCATCAAGGAAGTGATAATATCTGGTGAAAGGCTTAAATCCAGTGGTATGGTTCTTAACGTTTCTAGATCTGATCCAAGGATCACCGACCGAAGAAACAGAGGTAGATGAGAACGACTGTCCACGGCGTCCAGGGTTTGGAATCATTCTGTTTCCACCACTTCTGCGAATAGTGGTTACCCAACTATCGATTGCAGGAGTAAGTGTAATTGCACCAACCCACTCGATCAAGTTGAATGGGTTTACATTTTCAACTCTAGTTGCAAGAGGTTGTTCAATGTAAGTTTCTTCATTGTATGCAAGTTGAACTCTATTCCCCTTCTTAACTACATTGGAATCAAGTAGATCTACATCAGCGCTGTAATCAATCAGAGAATCAGCTGCAGTGCTAGCAGTTGCAACCTGAACAGGAATGGTTACTGTGTCTTGCTCAACGATCAGATGGTTGAATCCCTCGTCTACGGTAATACGAGTGTCTTCCATCCCATAGTCAATGAAGTCCTGATTCTTGAAGTCATCTGCAAAGAATCCAGACTTGAATCTAGACAGGCCTTGTGCATCAATTACTTGGAAAGAGGATGTATCCAGTTCCAGAAGAGACAGAGAAGTTGTAAGTTCTAAGTTTGTGAGACGATCATCAAGATCACCAATGTCGCGCATTGTATAACGCTTGTTATCAATCTCAGTAATCTTTGCATCCAGTACATTGTACAGGTATGGAGGATATTCAATAGTGGCGATATTCATCGCCTCCTCTGCGTTTGTAGGTGTTCTTGGGTTATCGCTAGGAGCACCCTTGATAACTTGGAACTTACCGTCTTTACCCAGAGCAAGAAGATCGTTTCTACCCTGATAATATTCGTAATCAACGATAGAGGTTTCGCCAGACTTGGGAACCAAAGTCGTTGTATTTCCAGATCCATCAAAAGATCTGTTCGTGAAGGCAAATGGTGAAGATGTTGTTACACTAAAATCAGTTACTCTAGGTCTGAAATCAAGAGTATCAGTTAATCTAATTTCTCTGAACTGGCCAGTTTGTCTGTCAAAATATTCAGAAGAGGGAACACCATCTTTAAATTGTGATGCCTGATAAGATTGAACAGTGAAGATATCACCAGTATCTACACTAGGAACATTGTACTTATCAAAGACAATGACCATCCTCTTATTAGCAGGAGGTCTACCAGTCTTTCTCTTAATTCTGGAGAAGTCGCAGAACTGCTGTCTGTTACCAGTATCAAGACTATACTTATCGGTCAGATCAATATAAGATCCAAGATTTACTGTTTGGACAGTTCCAGTAATATTTGATTCTAAGAACTTGACATCCTCGTTAACTTGGAAAGTTGTAGAGTTGAGATAGACAAATTCTACAGTTGTTGCACTTGATCTTGTGACAAGTTGTGCAAGTGCTCCACTTGTTCCACCAAGCAGATACTCACCAAGAACAGAATTTGTATCCAGATCAAGACCTGTCTGGAAAACAAGACTATCAAAGGATGGATCAGCCGAACCCTTGGATTGGTGAATTGCTACGATATTGATAGCATCAGCGGTATTGAGTGAGATTTCTTCGTCTTCTACTCTCAATCCATTGAACTTGTTGTAAGTCAATCCATTGTTGACACCTGTAGAGATGCCAGCACTTTCAAACTTGGACAGTCTTACAAAAGTTTTTTGACTCTTAGCAAGATTCTTGATCTTACTCTTGATTCCTCTCTTCTTGAGAGTTGCATTGACAACAACATTAGATTGTGATGCATCAAGACCAGTGATGGTCAGAGTTGATGAATCATTGGTCAGAGTAAACTGACCTGCAGATAGAGGTGCTTGTGTACCTCCACTGTAAGAAATAACGTATCTATCGGGATCATATACTTCAAAGAATGCACTAGTGATTCCAGAAGCGGAGACATCAATTTCCATGCTTCCAGAGCCATCAGTGCTTTCACCAGTAAATTGGTGATTGACTGCTAACTGTGAACTGCCAAGATCTACAGATCCAACGTTTGGTTTACCAATAGGAGCAAAGAGATAAGCATCTTCTGGATTGGTAAATTGAGGAAGATTCCTTTCTAACTCAAATGATGCTCCAGATGCAGGGAGACCACCATCGCAGATGTTACCTACGGTAAGAACACCAACCAGAGTCATTACCAAACCATTTGCAGATATGTCTGTGACTCTTGCAAATGTTGATTGAGTTTTGTTAGTGTCAGTATATTTGACAATAGTATCTGTTGAGATACCAGTAAAAGTTTTACCAGGAGCTCGAACTGTAGTTAATCCAGTAGGGCCGTTATTACTGAAAATAACAGTCTCACCAAGTCCAAATCCAGGAAGAGGACCAGATGAAGCCATTACAACATCAGCCGAGAAATCAACGGAATACCCAGATACTGCAGAAGTATCTTGATATACGGAGTGAATATCTGCAGTAGTGAAAGTTCTGATATTAATGATTGATCTGGGATTTACAGTCAATCCGTTGATTCTAATATTCTCACCTTCTTGGAAGTTACCAGTTACTTCGGTAAGAGAGAGCGTTCTATCAGTCGTAGCAGCATTGACGGTGTAACCAGTGGCGCCACTGCTAAGACCCTCAATGAAAGAGGTTGCAGGGATGGTTACTGAATCTCCAGCTACATTCAGTGTGATCTGTGTATAAGTCTGTACGTCAAACAGATGTAGATTGAATACAGTTTCATTGCCAACATAGTTCTGTTCATCGGCATTCAGAGCATAAACTCTTGCTTGACCGATCAGAGTGCCTCCTGTAGGAGCAGCAGAGGCGACAGTGGTGGTCTTTCGCGTATTGTATAGGTTGACTACCTGAGTCGTGTTCAGGGCGATTACAGGTTGTCCTACGACATGGTTAACTTTAAGGATGTTACCCATGTTGAAGGGAACAGCAGTTGTAGTTGCTTTTGTATCCCTTGGTTTTTCGACATCAATAACTTCTGTTCCGAAGTTTTCAATATCAAATCCTCTAACATATGCCTTACCAGGTCCAACGGTAAGTGATGCAATATCATCACTAGGATTATTACCGCTATATGTGGTTTGATTATCATAGAACAAACCACCATTTCCTTGACGGTCGTTCAATGAATCTCTGAGTCCGATATCAAATGCTTCTACTGAGTAGTCACCAGACTCATCATAAGTTCTTTCTGCAAAGTAATCTCTGATGAGATTATATTGCGTCTTCAGTCCGATCTTCTCGACTCTTCCTTCTGTAAGTCGTAGAATCTCAACAAAAGTTTTGTCGTCTCTATCTGATATAGATTTCTTAGAGAGTTTGAGTTCGATTTTGAATCGATCTGCTCCAGGAGCAGCGAAATTAGAAAATCCTCTCGCATTGTCATAAAGTGATGGATCGTCTTTTGCAGTAACGATAGTCTCAATAACATCGAGACCAACTCTGTATTCTGGTTGATTGCTATATTGATCAAGGATCAGAGTTTGCTTTGCAACTTGAGCAAAGATGCCTCTGACAAAGTAGATGCCTGCATCAATGTGAGCTGCACAACCAATTGCAGTTGCGTCAGAAGCAATACATTGAGCAAAAGTAGAACCACCAGTAATTGTGGTGTTTCCATATACTACGTCTTCCTGAGCGATCAGGATTTCTCCGTCTTGGAAACTAGCTACACTCAGAGCGTCTCCAGACTCTTTATACTTTACATAAATCGTGAGTTGATTCTCTTCAGAATCAGTTGAACTCAAGACATTTACAACAGTTGCAGTAACTTGTGTTGTTTGTCCCTTAATTGTTTTGCCAATAAAATCATCGATGTAAACTGATACATCAATACCCAAGTGAATGGGGTCAATTTTTACAGCGTAATATTGATTGTCAAACGAAGCCGCACCAGGGATGACGACAGAACCATCCTTAAAAATATGATTACCAAACTGTTCAATCTGATTCTGCAGAACAGACTGAATATTGTTCAGTTCTCTGGATTGAATAGGAAATCCAGGCTTGAATAGAACTCGATAAAAATCCTTATCAATGCCAAAGTCATCATAGTAAGGACTAACATTCAGATTCGTCTTTTGTGGCATCGTCTTAGAATTCCAGAATTACCTTAATATCTTCTTTTTGGCGAGAGTTGCGAGTGACCTCAGTTCTGTTATCCAGATACAAGACCTCTCCCGTCCTCTTATTTATTTCAGGATCGGCAAGTCCATCAGTGAAGTTCACGCCAAGATTGATGGTCTTGTTGTTAATAATTGTAGTAATACCAGAGAAGTTCGTATCAATATTACCAGAGAATCCAGAAACTGTTGTAACTGGTTCCGCAGAAGAATCAAAAGCTAGAACTTTACCTTCACTGGATACACCAACATAGTCTTTTTGATCGCCAGTTACAGGACTGAAATAAAGTGATCTGTCTTGGAAATACTTCAGAACACTAGTCTCAGTATCATATGATGCAACATATGCCACAGCGGTTGATGTTCCAACAACTTGGCGAATCTCATCACCAACAGCAATGGTTCCAGACTTACCAGAAAGTTTGAGAGCTCTCAAACTAGAGAACTGGTTTGCTGTGAATACTGTTGTAGATCCAAAAGAAGTTGGATTTCTAACTAGACCAATCTGTGCAAACGTAGTGTCAGCAGGGAAGTCTTTTGTCGAATCATCAAATCGAGCATACATAAGAACTTTGTCAGATCCAAGTTCTTTGTAAAGATCATAACCATGACCTCTGGAAGGAGGAATAATCGGAACCAGTTTTGCAAGTCTCGAAAGTGTGCTTCCTTGTAATGGTCCGAGGTCAACGATTCCGTAAGAATAACCTTTACCACCCTGAGAAATCTGACAATCAATGATTCTACCTGAGGTATCAGTGCTAACAACACACTTACCACCAGTTCCATCACCTAAAATATCAACTTCTCTATCAAGACCAATACCATAACCAAATCCTTGGTCTTCGATATAGACTTTTTTCAATTGGTTATTATTTAAATCAGAATCTCCGTTTTCTCTAACAGATTGAATCTGTGCATTTGTAGAACTACTCCAGTTACCAGGAACAGAAATATATTCTACCGAATCAAACTTGATAATGTCCGATGGGTCAACGGTATAGAGATACTTCCAAACATACCCGTCTCCTGAATCGCCAGCCTTTGAAGGCTCGAGGTCAGTGAAAGTGGGTTCGTCTTGAGAAGCATTGCCACTCGTGTTTGTTCCGCTAGATCCGTTGTCGATGCAGATGTAGACTTTGAAGTCCGAGTTGACGACATAATAGCGTGCGTCGTAGAGTCTTGTAGCACCTGTGATCGGTGCTGGATTGTTCACATTATAATCATGGCGATACATTTCGTAAGTGGTGCCTTGAGCCCAGTTAACCTTACGAACAAGTCTTCTTACATTAGAAGAGGTAACCTTCTTACCAAACAACATCACATCATAGGTGTGATTGTTATAATTGAAATTGTCAATAGGAGAGGGAGCTCCAGAAGTTGACGTATTCCAAGTATCAGTCCTTCCATATCCCAAAGCAGGCGAAGTCGGGTTCGGCAAGCTGAGGAAGATATAGAAAGAGTTACTAGTATCTTCAATTGAACTAACTAAATTGTTAGCATTGAAGATTCTAAATTGATCGGTTACCAGCGCAGGCATTTTTAAATCGCTTTCCTATGTTGATATTTATACTTTAATTTGCCACTTGCTTCTTGAGAGCACCAGTGTCTCTCAATCCAAATCCTCTTCTCTGAACAATTGGATAAGTTGATAATCCAGAATTGGCAGTATAGGAGGAAACTGCAAAGGCAACAGGTGAAGCAGATCTTGATACTTGGCCAAGTCTACCCCATGAGAATCTTCCAATAGGAACAGCGCGTGTTCCAGTTGAGGCAAGACCCACAGTGTTAGTGGTGGATTGAATGTGACATGTAATCACACCAACATTTGAACTTCTAGTAATGTCAGCGACTTTGTAAACAGCATCAGCAAATGTGGTACCAATACCGACGATCATGTCATCGAGGGATGTTGAACCAGTAGTGCCTTGAACAGCCGTTACACCGTGACCTACAGTAGTGTCATAAACATAAATTGGATATCCAGCAATCAATGTATCGAGTTCAGCAGTGGATACGATGGAGTCTGTAAGATCTGTTTCAAAGACAATGCTTGTTGGATCAGAACCACCGCCAGTAGTAGAGATGCCAGTGATTACACCGACATAACCAATAATAATGTCAGAGTTGTCAATGGTATCTGTCTTAACTGCATTGTCAGTAACAATAACCTGAGGAGGTGCATCGACATTGTATCCACCACCAGCGTTATCAATTGTAACACTAGTGATAACTCCGTTAGTAAGGATACCTCTAGCAATAGCTGTGGTGCCAACACCTACGATTCCATATTTAGCGTTGTCAACTCTAGGAGGAGCAGCAATACCCAAGGTTACAGATGTACCCGCATATCCTGATCCACCAGAAGTAACATCGAATGTTAAAGTGGTGTCACTTCCAACAACAGCAGTTATTGCGGCACCAACGTTTTCTGTACCATCAATAATAAATGCATCAACTTGAATGTTGTTGCTTGCTGGTGCGCCAGCAGCATATTCTTCATATTGGAAGAATCTTACACTATCTACAAATAAATCAGTGTCTCCATCAGAAATATCACCAATCAATCTAGCGACAGGATAGATCTGAGGTTCGATAGAATCTCTGACCTTAGTAACGATTTCACTATTGATCAGTTTATCAGCCTTTTGCTTTCTCCAATCGAGAGGTCTAAAGACTTCATCATTTACACCTTGAGCACTGTATATTGTGGTGTTAATCTTGTCAGAAGAAGCAACATCGCTAACGAGTCTCTTTGCTTGAGTCTCGGTATTATCATCACCATCTTTCTTATTGAGTGTTACAGAGTCACCCTTCTTAATTGTCTCAGGAACAGACGCTTGGAAACTATCATCTCCAGATGTTCCTCTGTAGAAGAATATGTCAACTTCTGAGGTATTTGAAGGTGGTTCAGTAAAGACTACGCTGGTTCCACCATCAAACTCATAGGCCTCACCAGGAATCTGAATTACACCGTCAATGAAGATAACAAGTACATTCTTCAGATCAAGTTGAGAAGAAGCAGTGACAGTTGGATCTTTCTGGAAACTGATCAACTGAGAGTTCTGTCTCAGTGGGAATCTCCTTCTGAGTCCATTCTGGAGATCTCTGATGCTGTCAATATAATCAAGTTCACCAAACTGCCAAGAAGAGAAGGAATCTGTGAAGGTTTCGAGAACAGTCAGTTCAAAATCTTCAAAGTTAGTTGCTCCAACACCCACTGCAGTTACAAGTCCTACAGGTCTGAAGACATCACCTTTTCTGAATGCATAACCACGATTATCAAGTTTGAATCCAGTAACGAAATGATGCTCACTCATTACATTAGTTTGACCAGCTCCAACTTCACAAGTGATTCTTGCACCAAATCCAGTTTCAGTTGTTGCTCCCTCACCCAATCTTGAAATACCTTCAATAGGAAGATTAGAGTAAGAGGGATCAGGAATAATGAACTGGGGATTTACATATCCTGTTCCAGCAGCCGAAACAGTTACATGCAGTGTTCCACCAGCACCAACGGTTGCAATGGCAACAGCGTTAAATCCAGCGTTAGTGCCAACATTAACAGTAATACTACCAGATGTGTAAGATGTGACAGGAGTAATGACACCGGCAATTGGGTCAGTTGCTCTTGGATAAGATTGCTTATCAGCAAAGTTATCAGAATCACATGTGAATACGATAGATCCAGTCTTAATACCGATGCTATCTGAAGTTGTCAATCCATGGTCTGGAATTGTAAGAATAAACTCACCAGTTGTGGGTTCATAAGTTGCATTCGTAGGAGTCAGAGTTGATCCTGTGAAAGAAGTTACAGAGATGGAATCATCTTCAGCACTTACAAATCTATGTACATATCCAGGATCTGTAATCGCGATGGCAACTGGTTCTCTGTATCCAGATCCAGTGTTGATCTCAGTATCAAACTTGAATACCTCACCAGATCCTTCATAGACATGAGGAATAGTGCAGATTCCAACGTCTGCTCTGAAGATGGTAGTTGATCCAACACCAGTTACTTCAAAGACATATCCACCAGGTTGTGATCCATCTGGGAAGATTGTTGTTGTAACTCCTGCGTGCTCAGTAGAACAAGAGAACTCAAGGCCAATCATGTAGACATTTTCACCTGTCCCTACGAACTTATGGGGAGTGTTCGTCTCAACTTCCATGATACCAGTGGATTCATTATAAGACGCTGTGACGATTCCAAGTCCTGGTCTACCAAGAGTTGTGCCAACACCAACAGCCTGTGAGATACCACCACCTTCACTAAGAACTGCTCTGAATTTTGCACCTACCAGAGGAGCAATACCCTTACCACCTGTGCTACCCAAGGAGACGATCAGACCGCCTCTAGGAATCTGGTTCTGGTTTACATCATCCTCATCAATATAAGGAGAACCATCTAGGAGTCTTACGCCATTGAATTGTGCGCTCGTGACACCTACAGGACTTGAGATAGTCTCATAGGCATTTTCTGTATTGTTAGCAGTTGTAGGAGCCTGGAAGATACCGTTCAGGAACAGAACACCAGATCCTGTTTCAAAACCAACATTAGCATCACCCTCTGTGACCAGAGTGAAGGTTCTTGCAAGACCAGTGAATTGATTGGAGATATCAACAAACAGAGCATTCTTCTGATAATTCTTTCTCAAGAATGTTCGTCCACCGAACTTGGCATTTTGAATTGTGAGATTCTTTTCATCAACAGTTTCATCTGTTCCAGCACCTGCAGGAGCCTCTGTGAAGTGAATCTTGTTTCTTACGATGTTGTAAGAACCTCTGTAGATTTCTATATTATCTCCGTCAGTCTTAGATGATACTGCAGTTCCAACAGCACCTCTAGTTACATTGACAACGGTAAATGTACCGATACCAGAGATATCACCAGCAGTTGTTCCAAGACCAACGTTGTTGATGGTCATGATTTCTGCACCAACCTTCATCAAATCTCCTGGTTGAACAGAAGCAATACCGCTTATGGGGAATGAAGTTTGTCCAAGACCCAGAGACTGTCTAAGTTCAAACGAAAGATCTGCTCCGGTAATAGGTGCTTGGTTGATACCATCCAGCGTAATCAGAGACTTCTCAAGTTTCTTAGTAGTATCAAGGACGTGAGCATTACCACTACCAAGACTTGTGAATGTAACACCAATTCCAGCATTTGCAAAAGCCTCGTTAGTTGCCAGTTTGAATGTATCTTCAGTCAGTTTAATTGCATAAACATTCTCTGGCATAGTGTCGGTATTAATACCAGATCTATACTGTTGACGGAATGTAGTAACACCAACTTGTACGGGTGGTCCAATGGTAACGGAAGGTCTCAGTCTAGTGGAGTGATAGACACTACCAACACCAGCTGGGACATTATTGGAAACAGTAATCGAGTTGAATCCAATATTTGTGATAGTACCAAATCCAGTGTAATCATGATCACTTTCAATGGTTTCGTTAAGTTCTAAGACTACTGTGTTTCCAACACCAGTCAAAACCTTAGTTCCATCACTGTTTGCAGTGAACCATGTAACGCTGTTACCAAGTCCAACAACAAATGTGGTTGGAGTTTCTGGAGAAAGTCCTGGTCCACGGAACAGTTGACCAACAACCATACCAGAGGTTGTACTGAGGCCGGATACCGTGTTGAATCCAGCAATAGCATCACCTGTACCAAATCCACCACCAACAAGAGTTGATCCAATACCTACAGATACAGATGAAACACCAATGATTGTGCTCTCTGGTGTATAAACCAGGTCTTGTCCTGTGTTCAGGAAGTGATTCTTAATAGTGAAGATACCTGTTGCTGGATCGAGAACAGAAGCAGTATTTGGATTGAATACATGAGCGTAAACAGGGAATCCGTCACTTGTCAGTTCAAAGTCTAACTTATCACCAGTTGTAAAACTATCTTCAACATATTCATCAATACCAACATTATATGTGATGTTGTTAACAGCATCAGCGTTAGCATCTTGATCTCTGTAGAAGAGTTCATGATAACCAGTGATTGTGGCGACACCAGAGGTGACACCTGGGTAGAACATAACTTCAAGATTGCTTCCATTATAACGAGTTCCAAATGTACCAAGGCCAACCTCGTCAGGAGTATCAGCAATAGTCAGTTGAGGATATTCGGTCAGTTCAGTTTGACTGGTAAGATAATCACCACTAAAGATCAGTTGAGAAACATTGACACTTTGTCCGATAGCAACTCTAACGATAGACTTACCTGCAAGGTGAGTTTCAGAACTTACACCGATAACAGTAGCAGCATAACCAGTACCAGCAATGTGAGAATCAGTTACATCGCTACTTTCATATCTTGCAGATCTCTCAGATCCTTCAGATTGGTTAGTCAGTTTGAATGATGCAGTGCCAACACCAGCTCCTGCTTTATGCAGTCCTACAATTCTGACCTTTGCGTCAATAGTTTCGTCACCATTGTTTGTATAATCAAGTTTAAGTCTACCACTCTCAATATAAGATCTGAATGTGCCAATGAATGCTGTGGTGATTCCACTTTCGCTGTATCCAGTATCGAAACCAAATTCAGCCATGGATACATCATCACCATTTCCACGATCAGCAACTACTTCATGATAGTTTCCATATTGATCGCTATTTCTAATGATGGACACAGATGCAGTAAATCCTTCCAGATCAACCGCAGCAGCGTCAAACAGAGTTGTAGTTGTCGCAGCACCTACAGATGTTGTTACTCCTGTTACAGAGGCAATACCAACGCTTAGAGTGCCTACTCCGATGGAAGATCCATAAAGTTGGCGAACAACTTTGAACTCATAATCAATATCTGTTCTGACAGGAGAAGCATTAACGTCAATGGTGTTTTCTACAGGATCAATTGTAGTATCAATAGTTACAATTTCACCATTGCTTGTAGACTGTCCCTTCTCCAAGATATATGCACCCTCAAGAGTATTCATGAGAATGAACTCATTGAATTGGTAACTGACTGGGTTGCGAGTATCCTTAGAAAGAACCAAGATCCTTTGTGTGGGAACATTGGTGGGATAAGTTACGAGAGTCTGATTTACAGAATCGTTAAGTTCTTCACTGGAGAATTGTCTGGAAATATCATCAAGCAACAGAACTCTATTTGTTACACACTTGATGAAAGAAGAAAGTTTTTTGTTTGCAAATTCAATAGCAGGAGATACATTGGCGGTGACATCTGTATCAACAGCCAAGTCAAATGCATTGATTTGATCTGCTCTCAGTTCTGCAACATAGTCCAGTCTAATATCCTGTGTAACTATGTGAGATTGAATACCGACAGGAGCAGCTGCGTTTACGGGAGAAGTGATCTCCATGTCCACAAAGTTCTTCATTCCAGAGGAGTGAAGAAGACGGTTCATAGGACCAGAAGCATCCTTCCACTCTAAAGGAGTCTTAACGGTGTAGGATAGGTTCTGGAAGTAATCGTTATCAGGCAGAACAGACAGATCATCATTGGTAAATCCAATCTTGTCAGACCAACCAAATGACTGTTGAACGTCATGTCTTACTTTAAATACACCCTCATAGCTCTCATGCTTAACAATGGTGCAGATGAATCCATCAGATACACCACGAAGTTTATCACCAACCTTAAGTTCGTAAGTTCCCTTCAGTTTCAGGACATCACCAACAGACTTGGTAACAACAAGATCAGTATTAAAGAATGCACCACCAGTGCTGACTTGCATACTCTGATTGAGAGCAAATTCAACACGAGAGACGGTAACATCAAAAGTTGGATAATCTTGCACCTTAACCATAGATGCTAGATTGTTTGTGTTGGTCACAGCCGTACCAACAGATTGAGTTGCAATACCAGCAAGACTATATGTTACTGTTACTGGATTGACTGATGCATTTACATTTTGAACAGTGAAGAAGTTAAACTTATGATCCTTAGAATTATGCCCATCAAAACCATCTCCATCATAGTTACCAATACCATCCACAAAGACCTTATCGCCAATTAGAATTGGAGAAGTTGTGAATCCAAGAACGGGTGTTTGAATAGTGCAAGTTACAATACCTGTAGGAACACTATCAACACTTGTAATAACAATACCATTGGTATTATTGAGTGTATACAGAGTATGAGCAACACCTGCAATACCAGATGGTTGCTTAATTACTTCAACGCCATTGATAGAGTTTTCATTCATCACGGGGATGTATGATCCGCCACCAGCTTCCTCACCTGTCAAACTATTGACAAGAGTCAGAATAGGTGGACCACTAAATCCTTGACCACCACTGAGAACATCAATGCCACCGTCGCTGACGGTAAAGTTCTCTTCAATCTGAGACCAAGAAGGAATCAGTGCGGCAGGTGTCAGTGTCTTATCACTGGGATAATCAAATCCTTGGTTAGCAACTCTAGTAGAAAGAATCTGACCAATTGTTGTTGACTCTGTTTCGAGAATTGCATTGATACCGTTAGAGGTTGTTCCAACACCAACAAAGTCGGGTCTAGTTTCAAATCCAAAACCAGGAGAAACAATTCTAGTTCTGGAAATACCACCGTTAGCTGTGCCAGAAGTTGTGGAATACTTGAGAACAGCACAGTCACTTTGAAGATATCTTGTTTCTTCAGGTTCATCTACCAGAGAAACAGTGAAAACAGTGGATCCAACACCAACTACAGTGAATGTTCCGTTATACTTACTATCAAAGTAATTGATTTCATTATAAGAAGAAACTGAGTTATCAGATGTGCTCAGATATCCAGTCTTCTCAAGGTTGTAGTACAACTTAGTTGGCCATGCAGAACTGAATCCAACGGTAGTAACACCAGTTGTACCTGGTACACCAGTTTCTTGGATATTAAAGATAGCGCTGCTAGCTACAGAAACTACAGGATTGTTAAATTCTTTATCGTAGAAGAACTTGAGTTTGAAACCAGTTAGAGAACTGTCACTAGTATCAAATACAAGACTCTTATTTCTAGTTACAGGAATCTGTGGATTGATCTGTCCAATTGTGTGAGTTGCTCCAATCCCAGTCATATCAACGAGTCTGGGAGGATTGTTGATCAGATCAACATAACTTTGTGCGAGACTGAAATTATTATCGTCAACTTTAAAGACAAAGTATGCACCAGCAACAAGACCAGTTGCAACTTCTACAGCGTCATAGACAACCTTGTCACCAGTTTCAAGTCCATGATTAACAAGCGTAATTCTGTTAGTAGAAGTATTGATTCCAGTTGAATTGAACCCAATGTTATTAACAATGACACTTTCAGTAAGAGTGTTATATGAGAGATTGATATCAGTGGAATTACCAATACCAAAGTTACCCTCAGGTTTAACAGTGAAAGTTACCTTATCTCCATTGTCAAGACCATGAGTTGCAGCTGTTGATACAGTTGTTTCAACTTTGCGTACACTACCAGTAACATTTGCAAATTCAGAAACAAAAGTATATTGATCTGTGTTTGCTGCGTTTTCGAGGAAGTAAAGTTGATCTCCACCACGAGTGGTTTTGAGTCCAATAAGGTCTTTACCAATATTGACTACGAATACCGTCGTAGCACCGCCTACAGTCGCTGGGAGGAACTGTGTATCACCATATCCAGATCTGACCATCAATGGTGGGTCAGCGCTGGTAGGAGCGGTCAGCAGGACGCTCTGATTAGTCTTGAATGGGTGATTTGGAATATAGATTGCTTGAGCAGGTACATCTCTTTCTGTGGTGATACCACCCTGAGTATATGTCAGAGTAGAACTAATACCTGCCGTAGCGGCAAGGCTGACTTGCTCAGATGGATTGAAGAAGATTGTATCTTGCTTAGAAGATTCAAAATCATCTGTAGTCAGGGAAATTGTGAATTGATTTGGTAGGAATGTTACTGCAACACCTGTGGTGCTGATTCCAGTGCCATCTCTTTCTACCCTCAAAAGGTTCTGAGTAGCGATCTTATTCAGAACTTTAAATGTTTCATTGCCGATAAAGATGCTAGATCCAGCGCCAACAAAAGTGGGAATTGGTGAGACTTCAATATCAAGTACATCACCAGCGCTTCCAGC